TTAATCTTTCGTTTGTTTTCCTTGCCATGATATCATCCTTGATAATGACTTAATGTTAATTAAGTTTACGGTTTATCGCGTCCCCAAATTTTAGGTTCAGTTTCTGGACGCTTTAATATAATAGGTGTCCATCCATTTGTCCCTTCTTGTGCTTCCTTAAATATTTTATTAAAGAAAGTTGAACCAACGCCGCCTGCGCAAGAAGATGTTACAAACATTTTACTATCTTTACTACAAGACATTGATGGTATTGTACAAATGAAAATTTCTTCTTGGACATCTGGTTTAAATAATTCAAAATTATCAACATGCAACAAATCTATTGAACAGCCGCGCGTACAGTATGGGCTTGATGACGCAAGTATACGTGTGCCGTTTGTAAAGCTACAACGGTCTTTTAGGTTTTCTGTAAGTTCAATACCATTGCGTAAGGGTGCTGGTAAATTATCAAAGGCAAAGCGTATCTTATCTAAATTGTCGCGTGCCTGATTGAAATCATGTGTTAGTATAAAAATGTTTTTATTTTCGTGATGCATCGCATACCAGAAAACATACATCATGGTGGAAATTGTCAATCCAGTCTGTCGAGCTGACTTACATATCACAAACCTGTCGTCTATCAGCGCATTCAGGTATTCCTTTTGTGATTCATATGGCGTGAACATTTTACCACCATCATAAGATTGTATAGCAGAATGTGTGCCTATATAGTGCAGGGGGTCTTGGCGTGATATTACCCGTTCCTTTAATATTCTTAATTGGTCTAATTTATCTGTATTCATAGTAATATTTACTATCTAAATTAATTAGGTTACCAATCTATTCATCGGGGTCGATGATTGTACCAGCTTCGGCTGCATCTAGCAGCTCTTGGTGACTACCCATAAAGACGTTGTTGTTTGTGACTTTCTTTGTGATTTTGTTTTTAGCAATATCGTTTTTATCTTTTTCTTTCTTCTGATTTGCTTTTTCTTTTGCGGCGTGTAATGCAGAATTAAGCAGCTGTGTTGCCACTTCCATGTTTCTAGCTTTGTACTTACCTTCGACTACTTCTGCTTCCGCACATTGGTCTTCGAATGCTGCCATCGCTGCATCATAAATTTCTTGAAACTGTGATTCAATTTCTTCATCCTTTTCATCATACTGTTCAGTAACAGTAAGTTCGGTACTACGTTCTGTTTTTGTAGATATGGTAGTACCCGGTTCAATATCAAACGTTTCTTCTAATGGATGTTCTATTAATGTTTCAATTTCTGTTCTATTTGCGCTCATCTAAAAATACCTTTCTCTGATACAAGTTTCCACTTGAACCCGTATTTATGACAGAAAAGTTCCGCCGAGCGCCACTTAGCCGTGTTAACTGACCAAGTAAGAGCTTCGTACAATTGGGTTTTCTTAGATTTACCGCGCGTGGTGGGTTGCTTGATTTGTTTTTCTGGCTTAACTTCAACCAGTTCCTGTATTATTTTACCTTTACGATTTCTATATTCTACGTAGAAATCAGGATAATATTTGTGAACGCGGCCTGTTGTTGGTTTGACATAAGGGATAGCGATACACTCAGACCCCCATTTTATCACTTCCGTATTATTATCAAGGAACTTCATGACATCCAGTTCCCAAGAAGAACGGTAATGGATATTCTTTATATTCCCGACGTATTTTTTTGGATTACGAGGGGTATATTTTCCTTTACAATGCCCCTTAGTATTCATGATATAATATCGTCACCACCACCGGGAGAATCAAATTTAGAAGCTGCAGAGTCAATTGCATCGGATGCACTATTATATACTGAATTGTAAGTTTGCTTTGCGTCATCAATAAAACTGCTTGTAGTATCTTTTATTACACTACCAGCACGTTCAAAGAAACCTTTGCCTTCTGATGATGGTCCTTCTTCAATTCCACCAGCCGCTTCATCGGCTGCTGGACCAACACCGTAGACTGGTTCAATGTGTCCATTATAACCAACACCCACCGCCAAACCAGAAACTTGCTTAACATTTTCTATTTCTTCCTTAACGCTCAATGTTGGACTAATATTCAATGCGTCATATGCAAACTGAATTTCTATTTCATTTCCTGTAGCTCCTTCTGCCATATCAAGGTCATCAAGATTCATAGAAAGGAATTTTGGATTTTTGTAAGTATACACAGTCATCTTCGTACCATAATCAAACAACTGAAAAACACGAAGTTCATCTATGATAGATGTATGGTCGCCTTGTAGTTGTCCAAGGCTGGCAGTGCTTTCATAGTCCCATTTGCTACCATTCAAACCGCCGTCTTCTAAACGACGATGTGTTAAACCTGCACCAGTTTTCTTTTCATAACCACCAATTCTTGCTATTGGACTAATTTCCTCCAAATAACTTCGAAAGAAACTATGTCCATGGTTTTTGATATCATCATGGAAACGCATTGTTACTGGCTCATAAATTGTACGCTTAGGAACACGCGACCAAAAGTTATAAAAATTAACTTCTTCGTGTTCTATATTGATGTTTGGTCTGCCTGTACTTTTTACAAGCCACGCCATATTGTTGATACTGTCCGTCGAAAATTCTGTTTGATATTCAGCCTTTAAAGTAAATTGAAGAATGAACATGAACTTGTGTTTGGGTGCATATTGAATTAACGCTTGGGCATAGTTCTTGGCGCCACAAAGTTCTATCTTCTTTTGTTCGGTGGCGCCTTCTGTGAAAATACCATCCGCGAGCGTCTTTAAGTTTTGTAGGTCTTGTACACTATTAGGAATATCTTTAAGTTCATACTTACCAGTAACAACGCGGTCATAAACGTTTTGTGCTTCTGCTGTACCCCTGTTTAAAACACCGGGATTAAACTGTCCTGCTTTCTGTGCTTGTTGCGGATTGATGCCAACTTCCGAAAGTACTATATTGGCGCCGTTTGGGTCATTCTGCTTACCGTTGCCAATAATCGCCGAATTTACATCACCACCACGTATAGCATTTGAGGTAGAAGCAAGGGTACGCAATCCACCCGCAATTTCACCATCGACCCTATTTAAAAGTTCAATGTCACCAACCTTACCAATCGCATTGAAAAAATCCTTTCGAGCGCCTTGGTCGGTTTGTTGTTTGTTCGCTGTATTGGGACATTTAACAACGAAGTTAAATCTTGGGTCTGCCATGTAAAATACTCCTTATTTCCATGTATTTATTCATTTGGTGCATGAGTGAGAAAGGGGGCATAAAGCCCCCCTTCTATAAGCGTGTAAGTCGATATTAAGTAGTTCGACCTGCACCACCAGTTGCAACACCTTCTCCTTGGTCATAGCCGCCAATATTCTGACGGGCATGGTCAAATCGGATAGTTGTTGTTATTAATACTGCGTCACCAGATGCCATGTCCAAATCGGTATAATCTACCTGTTGGAACCAGCAACCTTCAACTGTCCACTTTTCAGTTACTTGGTCATTACCATCAAGCATATCAAGATAGGTAACAAACTTGTATAATGAACCTTCACCAGTTGCAGCCATCCATTGACCTTCTGCACCAGTAAGCCATTGTTGCTTCTGAAGTTGTGCTTGTATTACTGTTGCGGCTGTACCCGAAACATCATCTTCAAAAGAAAGTGTCATAGGTTCGAATGTGTACTTACCTGCAATGAATGCACGCGATACATAACGGTCTAATTGAATTTCTTCAAATGATATCACTGGTCTAGTAACAGTTACTGCCTGCATACTAAGTGGTTGTGAATCGGCTCCGCCGCCTAAGTTAGCAAATGTAATTCTCCAACGGTTCTTTTGTCGTGGATGTAAAATACCATTACCAACACCGGGGATTCCTATATCATTAATTGTTGACATTTATAGATACTCCTTGTCTATTATAAAAATTATATTTCCGCACCAGTAGCTACGATACGAATTGGAATGTAAATAAATTCTGCCGCTTTCACTGGTTTAACAGCTACGTCGATGTACATTTCATTCCTATCAATTCGGTCTGGTGTGTTGTTACTTTCATCACATACTGTGACAAAGTCGTAAAGTCCGCGCTTAACGATTAAATCTCCTAAGAAATTATCCACTACGGCTTTCAAATTGTCTCGTGTTAACGTATCGTTTGGTTGGAATACAAAAGATAATGTATTCTTACGCAACTGACGCTTGATGTATAACATTAAGCGTTCTACGTTAATTCTATCCACTGCCGATGCAGCTGCTGCAGAAGTCTTCTGACCCCATACAACAAAGCCCTGACCGGGGAAGAATACCAATGGGTTAATGTCACCACTAGCATTATATTCATACAATGCATCACGGTCACCATTATTCAATGCTAATGGAATGAACGATGTTGCGCCACCCAATACACCACTTACGTATCCAAGTTCTGAAATACCAGAAATAAGACCACGGCGTAAGCCTGCTGGTGCAAACCATAAGTATGACACGTTGTCGCTAAATGTTATAGTCCTAAGTGCTACACCAGAGGCAGCACATGCTACAACACGACCATCTAAGTTAGTAGCTAACGCAGATGGGTAATAATAAGCGATGTGGTTTGTACGAGTACGAGCTGCTGTTGCTGCCCATGTACCTACTTCACCCACGTCCATATTCATTGGTGTATCAGAAATAATCATAGCTTCTTCTTGCATGTCTACGACAAGTCCGAAAAGCTCATCAGAAACTTCTGGATAACCGGGACATAAAACTAAGTTATATTCAAATGATTCTGCACGAATGTCTTGATTTCCAGCAATAACCGCTGCAAGTGCTTGCACGATTGATGCACGGCGGTCGGCGTCGTTTGAACCAAGGCTTGTTGAATTTAAAAATTCGCGTGTCCAACCCAAATCATCGGCGGCTGCTCTAAAGAATAGGTCTGCTTCTGCTTTTGTGAATCCCGTTACTGGTGAACCAGAAAAACCGGGGTAACCCAAATAACCAGCAGGATTTGCAGCCATGTAATCGAAACCATCATAGTCACCAGTTGTAGCAGCGTCCCAACCTGCTTCGTACATCTCAAGACCTAATGCTGTTGATGTATTACCGAAGAAGTATGTTTCTAAACCAGAGAATGAATAAGCATCCCAAACTGCTTCTGTTGCTGTGCGTGCTAAAGAACGCAATTGGTCTTCTGGTACTATTGTGTTCGTACCGGGGGCTTGAGGAAGCGGTGGTGAACCGACAAGCAGTGCATCCTGTGCATTTAAGTAATCCTGAATAAGATTGCCTAAAATGAATGCCGCTTCGTCCATCTTGTTTGCCCACGATGTCTTGATAGAATCTAGGTCGTCGTTTAAGTTTACATCAGCACGAATAACATATGCTCTGTTGCCCACTCCCAAATATTGGTTCAGTGCAAAAAGACCGTATTCATTTCTTGCATCACCATGTTGTGGTGCTGTGCCATCGGCATTATCAAGAAAGTTTGGCACACCGTAAAGTTCTATACTTTGCTTTAACGATGTAACGGTTCGAATAACGTTGTTTTCGAACGTGCCAGCAGCTTCAAGTGGTGGGCTTGCATCACCCGGTTGATATTTTTCATCTTGTGTTGCTATAAAAAACAAAGGTACTGTAGCGGCTGAAACCGGGATGAAAAAACTTTCATCTGTTACTGTTACGCTAACGCCTGCACTTACTAGTTGTGCCATGTTGTGTTCTCCTTAACTATTTAATTCTTTCCACATTCTGTGGTCATTAGTATTTATACTTTTCACCCAAAAGTGCTGTTTTTGCACGTTTTAAGTCACGTCTACATCGTCAAGACTGAATACCTTCTCATATTCTATGTCTTGGCTGTCCAAATCTGATATAATCTCGTAAGAATTGGTTACATCACTACCAATCGCACCAAGGCGAAGGAATATATCCTTGATGTAATTTTTTCGTACATCAATGGCAGTTGAAAGGTAAATTGGTACCAAGAATCCCATTCTGGTCTGTATTAAGCGCCTATCCGCACCCTGTGGTATATTTTCATCAAGACGGACATCTACCAATTCCACTGTGGTCAATCTGGTAGTATCGAATACTTCATCTGTAGTCTGAATTTGTATGATAGGGTCAAATAAAGTTAAAATCTGTTCTACGATTTGTTGGTGTTGTGATTGGTTACTAGCCCAAATGCCCAATTCAAATTGTGCAGTATATGGTACTGGCTGGCGCTGATAGACAACTTTTATATCATCTGGAAAAACCCCACCTGTTGGGGTATAAGCGCTTCGCTTAATGGCGCCGATTCCTTTTCTGCGTTCGGGTGCCATGTCGATGCCTGTCAAATGGAACGACATGATAGGCAAGCGCAATGGTTTGTTTTGTGTGTTTTCGCCTTTAATGTGACCAACAACCCTATCCATGCTGGCATTCTTAATAGGCACGTGTATCATCCTTGGTTCTTTATCTTCGTTCCAACCAACCATGACTTCCATACCTGCGAAGATTGCAGCAAATTGAACTATATAGTTTCTAAGCTGTTCATCGTAGTAATACGTATCAAGTACCGTTGTAGCCATTAGGATTCCTCGCATTCATCTTTAATCATTTCGCGCTGTTGTGTTACATCACTTTCATTGCCCGAAGTGGCGGATGTTACAAATTCATCCAATAGTGGTTTAACTGGATTGTATTGCGCGCGTAAATCTGTTTCCAAATATACCCATCTTCCTTTTGTTTCAGAGTAGCGATATAAGCGTGCTGGTACGTCTTCTGCATATCCAACATAAATCATTCTATGGTAATCACCATTTGATGGGTCATCGGGGAAAGCTTCTGCTTCTGTATATTCTGCATTGTTTGGTGGCATTGCGTCTTCTACATATACACCAGTAGGATTTAACCCGACTTTAGTAATGGCAACACCATGTGATGCTGCTTCATCTATTTCGTCTTGTTCAAACTGACGAATCTTACTGGATGCTTCTGCGCCACGTTCTGGAACACCATCGCGGGCTTCTGCTTCAATTACTTGACTAACGTCGAAGTAATCTTGGAAGATAGAACTTTCGCCATCTTCACCATCAACCAACCCAGTTGCATCGGGTTCGGTTTGTGCAAGGTCACCAAAGATGTCTTGTGTTTCCTGCGAAAAGTAAGCTGGTTGTGCAACAACACGCAACATAGTTGGCCGCCAGCCGGGTGTATATCCTTCTGTTGACCATGATATGTCTGTCACTTCCATCCATTTTAAAATCTTTCTTAAATCGGCAGAATATTGTGCTTCACTTGGGATTTCGAGTATATCACCGATTACTAATGGTCTGCCTAATAGTTTGACGCATGCAGAAAAACTTATCTGTATGTACATCGTAAGTGAAGGTATTTCTAATCCAAATGCCGAAAATTCTGTTAGTGTATCAATTAGGTCATAATAACCTTTTAATGGTAACGCATCTTCTGCATAATCCCTGTCCCTATTT